AGAGGTCACGAGCGTCCCGCTGGTGTCCGCCACCGACACGCAGGTGCGGCTCACAAAGGTTGACCCGTCGGCCGAGGCCTTGAATCCTACGGTGCCCGTTGAGGTCATCGTCACAACCATTGAGGCCGAGTTGAACCCCTCCACATCCAGGTCCGTCCCGTTGCCCGTCGACGTCGTGCTCTGCATGGTCGCCTGCACCGCCGTGCGCGATTGCGCCCAGGCTCCCGGCACCGCGAGGAGCCATGCCACAAGAATCAGTGCGACACTCCGCATCCATCCCCTCTTCATACGCGCCTCCCTCTGCTGTTCAGTTCGGACAGGTCCGGCAGGCCTGTGCCAGGCCGTCCCCGAAATATGCTGTGCACTCCTCGATGCAGGCCCCTCCGCAAAACTGCCCGATGCGCTGGTCCCGCTTGGCCGGCTTCGGCTGTCCATCCATCCACGGCAACGTCACCCCGCAGAAACCAAGGATGGCGAGATCAACGGTGCGCCGCTCGATACATCGCCGGAGCGAGGACTCGGAGTCGGCTGGTCCGAATCCGGTGAGGATGGCGGCCCGCTTGGTGAGGTCGCCATCGGTGAGGGCATCGAGGCTGCGCTCAACCCACTGGCTCCAGGTGCAAGCGACTGTGCGAGCCCCTCGAACGTCCGCTGCAAGACCTTCCCCTCCAGCAGCATCGCCATCTGATCCGGCCGATTGCAGGTAAAAAAATGTGGCCCGAACAGCGCCACCTCCCCGCCGGTTAATTCCCCGGCAAACGCCTGCGCCCGCTCCTCGATGGCGCGCCACGGCTGCCGCGAATGCGCGGCCCGGTCCGTGCCTTCCGGCAGCAGGCAGATGGCCATGAAGAGCGGTCCTTTCTCGCGGAGCAGGTCATGAATCACGCCGTAATCCAGCGCCACCATGTCCACGCCCTTGAAGATGTGCTCCCCAAGCCACTTGTTCTGCTGCCAGGACAGCGGCTCCAGGCGATAAGTCACGCCGCCGATCTGATAGGTTTTCTCGTGCAAGCTCGTCGCCGTCTCGTCCATACACTCCCCCGTTTACTCAACCAGGCCCATTCACACAGCCCCGATTTAGGTATAGGCGATGCTCAATTCGTCGTCGCCCGCGCTGCTCCGCGCCAACAGGAAATCTGCATTCAGGATCGCGAGACCGTTCCGATCGGCCTCGGACAGCTTCACGTATTGGCAGACCGGCGCCGAGAAGGTGCAGATGTTGCCCGCCGATCCGGTATGCGCCCAGGTGAGCACGCCGGTCGTCCCGGCCAGCCAGCGGCCATAAAAATCATGCGTCGCGACTAATTCGTCTTCCGGATCCAGGCTGCCCTTCGGCTCGCGCTTCGTGATCAGCGTGCTGATGAAGCCAGCCGCGGTATTGATGTCGGGCCTCGGCTCCAGCTGGTTCCCCATATCGAAAGCGATCTGCGAGACAAAGGCCGCAAAGGTCGCGATCGTGAATGTGGAAGACAGCAGCGTGACCGGCACCGTCGTTTCGACACCCGAGGGTGTGACCATCGCCACATCGGCCACGCTGTCATAGACCCCGATGAATTCAAACTCGAACATGCCGGGCTCACCCTGCTTGGCGCTGTATTTCACATTGCCCCGCGCGCCCTTCAGCATTTTCTTGAGGCCGTCTTTATAGAGGGCGATCGTCAAGCTGGGGATGTTCGCACTGGTCGAATTTGGCGTATAGGTCACGCTCGTCACCGCGACAACGGCTTCGAGGAATCCGCAGGCCCGCAAGAGCTTGCCGATCGCGGGCGCCGTGCCGGCCGTGCCTGATCCCTTGTTTTCCACCGTGAAGGAGATCTTCCCCAGGCGCGTGCCGGCGAGCTGCTTATAGCGGGAGAGGGAGTTGTCGAGAATCTCCCGGTTAAACATGCTGATATTCGCCTCGAAGCGCGGCTCCATCACCTGGAAGTTGGCATCGGATCCGGCCAGCGAGATCACGGTGCCCTCCGTGGTTTCCACCTTGGCCGCGACGACTGCCCGATTGCTTAAAATCTTTCCCATGTCTCACTCCTTCTGCGCCGCATGGCGCGTGCGCTCGTCTTAGTCCCGCTCAGACCGCTTCGGCGGCTCGATCAAGTCGGCGCTGCCACCGGCCAGCAACCGCTCCGCTTCCGCCTTCGGCAGCTCCAGCACGTCGCCCGGCTCGCCCACTTTCTCGCGCTTCTCGTCGTAGTAGGTGCAATGCAATCGGATCTTCATCGTTACCCCGCAATCGTTGGATCGTCCCGCCTGTGGCGATAGGTGATGCTATAAGCCAGCGTGCAGGCCAGCTCCGTCATGCCCTCATTGGCCTCAATGGGACTCACACTGATTTCCTGCGTGTCCACGGCATACCCGCCGCGCGTCGGCGCGACCTGCAGCACTTTTTGCACATCGGCGATCAGGCTATTCATGGCCTCCGAGGCTGAAACCGTGGCCGTCGCCATGTCCTGCCGGGCCAGAATCATCAGCCCGACATTCAGTGTGCGGCTCGTGAGGCCATAGGCCCCGGAGAGCGGCCCCTGCGTCGCGTCGTCCTCGCCCTCGAGCACCAGCACCATCGGCACGCTGGCGAGCGTTTGCCCCGGCTGGAGAAACCGCTGCACGGAGGCCAGCGTGTTCGCGTAGCCATTCACGACCGTCACGCCTTCCAGCGTCGTCTTGATGTTCTTCAAAATCAGCTCGCGGACAGAATCAGCCATGCGAGAGCACCCCCTGCACCGCGCCCGTGATCGCCTTCATGCGCTTCTCCATCGCCACGCGCAGAGCACGCTCCATCGCGTCATGCACCCGCGTTTGCCCATCCGGCACTTCGCGCTCCCAGAGCGTCTCGAACCCTAACCGCGCCGAGATCGTCACCGATCGCACCCGGGCGAAGATCCGCCCCTTCCCGCTTTTTCCTGTTTTCCGGCTGAGAAACAAATACGAGCCCTTCACCGGCGTGAACGTATGCCCCTCTTCATGCGTGCGCAGAACTCTCGAAATCTTATTGACCGCCTTCAGCGAGGGCAGATCAGACCCAGCCTGAAACGCCTTGACGTTGCCGCCCTTCGCCAGCACGCCGCCTTTGATCCCCGGCGCGCCCTGCATGCGCTCGCGGATGAGCTTCTTCCTGGTCCGCCGGGCGAAGCGAAAGAGTTCCTGCTTGACGAAGCGATAGGTCTCCGTCGGTGCATCGCCCAAGGCGGCCTGAAGCTCCTCGATATTCAGCGCCGTGGCGTTGATAATTTCAGGCATGACACTCCACCACAAACATGCCCCCGTCACTGGAGACCATCCCGACATCCTGCGAGAGAATTTTCGCCACCTTGTACGTCGTGGCCGACGAATCATGCGGGTGATGCTTAAAACTCACCGTGTCATGCCCCTCTTTGATTGACTCCACCCCATCCGTGGCATCGTGAGGGATATGCACCGTCCTCACTTTGCCGGTGTAGGGATGCCCCCCGCCATGCACAGGCTGCCCGTTCTCCGACCGATCCACATAGGCGAGAAACGTGACCGCCACCCCGCCGGACGGCGTATAGGTGACGGTCTCCCCGCCGAGCTCCGCGATCAGATTGACGGAATCGGAAGCCATCCAGGTCAGCCCCTCTTTTCGCGTTTCGCGAACATCGGCCGGGCGGCCATCACCGGCTCAGCGGGATCCGCCACCAGCGCAATCGCCTCGACACAGAGCTGATGCACCTTCGGCAATTCGCCGTCGATACCCAGCACCTCGCCCTTCTTGAATGTCTGCAGGTCTTTCAGCCGAAAGCGCCCATCTCCCAACGGCTCGACGCGGTCTTTGCGATCTCGCGCCTGCGCCTCGCTCAACTGCACCACGGTTCCCGCCGCTAACGGCAAGGCCTGTGTCGTGCGATAGTTCATCATGCTCGGCTCCTCGTTCACGGTTCAGCGGCCATCGGAACCCTCCCGCCGACGGGAGGATTCCGTCAGACCCGCGATCAGATCATGGTGACGTAGCAGGCCCGCTGCCAGTAGCCGTAGCCCACGCCGCGCCAGGCATCAATGCCGAACTGCCAGGCGTCGTTATCGAATTCGTACTCCGAGCCTTCCGCCTTCGCCTTCAACTCGACTTCCTGCTCGGTCTGCCGGATGAGGGCCTTGATCGGGCTGTCTGTCCGGAAGACGGCGAAGGAGTCGGTCCAGGTGAGGCGGGCATTCATCTGCACGTCCACCCGCATCCCGGCGATGAGGTTCGGATTCAGGTTCTGGCTGAGCGCCGCCGTGGTGAGCGTGCTCACCGCCGCGACGGCTGTGAGGTACAACCCCACCGGCACGACGACGACGAACGCCCGAGCGTTTTCGTTCATCGGCTCGCCCTTGTCGTCCTTGAAGCTGAGAATCTGCGCAATGCCTTTGAGGATGGATTGCTGCATCTCCTCCATGCTCGGTGCCGTGACGACACCGTGCGACACGGCCGGCAGCGCCGAGATATCGACGGTGATGTCGTTATCCTGCGTACCGGAATCGCCTTCGCTGTGATCGGTGTCAAAGAAATACTGGCCGTCGTAACAGGCCGTCGAGGGCGCGTTGAGCAGCAAGGTGCTGATCAGGCTGGCCCAGTGGGTCTGTGCACGATCGGCAAATTCCTGCATGCGGGCCTCGATCTGCGGCGTTTTGTCGCGCCGGCGGTCCCGCTTGCGGATCTCGATCGTCGCCTCATAGTGCTTGTTGACGATCGTCAGGCCGTTCCCCGAAAAGCCCTTGGCCTGGCGTCCGCCCACCCACTCGCGCATGGCGGGAGACTGCCCGAGGAAGTTGTAGGTCTCGCTCGCCTGGTCGCTGGTGAACAGGTTCGCCACGCCATCGATCCAGGCCATGCCCGGATCGGATTCGAGGCGGGCGAAATACAGGCCCATGATTGCGTTGCTGGTGAGTAATGATTGATCCATCGTGCGCTCCTCCGTCTAATCGTTAAAAGCTGTGTCCCTCGACGCCGGTTATGCCTCGCGCGCCCAGACGCCGCGCATCTCCGTCACCATGTAGCCGTCCGCATCGCCTGCGATCAGCGTGACGAAATCGCCGCGCCGCTGCGTGGCCTTGGTGCAGATCAAGTCCTTGTTGTCGGCGCCCGTGATGTCCGGCCCGAGAATCATGTCCGCCGCCGCAGGATCGACCGTCACGGCAGTGGTGCCAAACGCGCCGATCGCCAGGATGGTCAGGCCGCTGAGTCCTGTTGCGATTGCGGGCAGCGTCAGCGCGTCGGCATCGCCCGCCGCCGTGACGCAGAACAACTTGCCCGAATCTTCCGCATCAAACGTCTTCGTGCCGGTCAGCTCTTCGCGGACGGTCTTATGCGCCCACGGATCGCGATAATTCAGCGCGTCAAAGGCCACAATCGCCACACCGGACGAGACAAACCGATGCACAAACCCGATAAACACGCCGCTCACCGGGCTGAACCCGAACGTATCGTCGTCAGTCGCATAGACCGGCTGGCCCACATCGGTGATCAGGGCGCCGCTCACGGAGAGCTGCACTTTCCCGCTTTCGATGACGTCCACATTGATGGCGGCGGCGGCCCCGGCGGAGTTGTCCGCCTTGGCTTCCGCAAATCCCGCAAAGCGGTTGCCCGCCGCGAGCGGCTGCGCATGCCCGGAGGCGTCCACAATCCCGACCGCGCCGCCTTCGTAAATGATGTCTGATGCGATGACCGGGAAGGAATTGCGCGTGCCGCCTTCGTAGCTGCGCACCTTGTTCGCAGCCAATGTCGTCCCCAACAGGAACGGGACCGCCATCGCCCCCGCCCACTCCCCCATGACCATCGGCACACCAAGTGCCACCACCGCTGCCACGCCCATCAGGAGCCACAGGCCCCACTTGCTCTGTACCTTCATGTCGTCCTCCCTCAAAAAGTGAAATCGTCTCGCGCCCGTGATGTCGCCCCTTACGCCTTGGTCAGCTTCTTGATGCCCCCGCGTGCGTCCGCCCTGGCATAGGCGAGATAGGCCCCGAGACTGGTGAATTCCTCGCGCACGCCGCCCACGTTCTTCTCCCACTCGGCCTTGCAGCGATCCTCGACGGAGAGCGCCGACTCCTCGCTGGCCGGTACGCTCGTCTCCACCGATCCGCCCGCGCTCGCCGGGGCCGCCTGCTCGATCTCGGCCAGCTTCCGGATCTTGAACGCCCGCGTG